CATGGGCTGCACGCCAATGATTTCGTTAGCGATAACAGTGGGCATCACACGGCGAATAACGGGCAGGATAACCTTGTTGAGGGTTGCCACGTTGCCGCTGCTGGTTGCACCAGGGGTTGCATTTTCGAGCAGTACTCCAGCACGGCTGCTGAGGTCTCTCTTGGTGTTCTCTAGAACCACATCCATAACCTTTTTGCGGTTACCAGTTAGGCCTTCGCAAAGGGCTTGTTTAGTGAGGTTCCAATTGGCTTCAAAAAGATTGCCTTTCATTGGGTCGTTCTCCTTAGTGTGCTTTGGCAGTCATGCCTGCCAAATACAAAATGTTTTGAAGATCTTGATCATCTTCAATTTTGGGTGTCTGTTGCTCCACAAGACTGACTCGGTCTCCGGAGTGTGCCACTGTGCGTGTGGATCCAGCATTGGATGCCTTTTTAGGGGCTGGTGCTTGATTGTTGAGCACACTGGGCATATAGCGATGGAAAGCTTCCTTGAGATTGGTGGTTTTGACATCAGTCAAAAGATTTTCCATCACTGCACGCTTGTCGCCTCTCAGGGGACTGAGTAGTTCGTTGAGAACTTCCACTCTCTGAGTACGCTCGCGAGCAATAGTTGCAGCCCTTCTTTCACTCTCCACCAAGACAGTGGTTTGTTGTAGATGGGTTTGAGCCTCTTGCAATTGTTGAGTTATCTCTTGCAATTGTTTTTGCAGTTTCTTGGTGGTGGTACCTTCACTCAAATATGAGCTCATGTATTCAGCTGCCACTGATTCAAAGATTTTACGACCAAAGTTGTTTTCACGAGCAATTTTGATATCATCTTTCCATTCTACCAACTGCTTGCGAATTACTTCGTTCATGGTCTTGTCAACAACTGCGGTTGCTCTGTTTACAAAGTTCTGGCGTGTTTCATCCAACTTTGCCTTGGCTTGAGCAGCCAACTTCACACGCTGTTCTACCAGTGCTTGCTTGTCAGCAACAAATTCAGAAATTTCTTCACTCAATTGCTTGAGCACAAAATTTTCCAGCTTTGTGATTTTATCTTGAAATGCCTGTTGTGCTGTTGCACGGCTTTCATTAAGTTCTTGGGCCATTTGGACACGTTGTTCTGCCAACTGCTTGCGGTCGTCTCTGAACTCAGTTATTTCACCAGCAATTTGCTTGAGCATGAAATTTTCCAAGACTTGTACATTCTTGGCCAGCTTTTGTTCGTAAACTTTGCGAGCACGTCTGTTGGCTTCTGCCAATTTGACTTTTTGTGCAGCAACTGAACGTTTGTCTTCGGCAAATTCATCTAGTTCTTTGCGGATGACATTGTTCAACATTGTGTCCATGGTTTCCACAAGAACTGCTCTTTCATGCTCAAAACGCACAGCATAGCTTTCTTCCAGCTTGTGCTCTGCTTCCTTGAGCTTTTGGGCAAATGCTTCTTGTAGTGCTGTGCGAGTTTCCTCGCCCAGGACTTCACTCTCAAGAAGTTCTTGTAGGTTCTTTTCCATAGGATTGGGATCTCCTTGTTAAATCTTCAACTCATCAACCCAGCGTAGCAGTGTTTGCTTGAGATACTTCTGAGCAGTAGCATCGTGACGCACACTTTCGGCCAGATCCATGATGTTGTTGCCAAACTTTCTGTGTTGCAGTGCTTCATATACTGGAACAGGATATGCACTGGGGGCACTGGGCTTGGCCACTATGTCCACGGTCAACATTTCAAAATCTGAAACATTGCCTAGGTCGTCCACATTGCCAGATCCACGAGAGCTAACCCCCAATTTGACTCCACTTTCCAGCAACGTTTTTGCGATTTGACCGCAGGGAGTGGGCAGCAGCTTGAGCTTGCCCATGCCGTTGGGGCCATCCATCCACATTTTGACAATATTGTGGCTCACTCTGTCCAAATGAATTTGTAGTTCTTGGGGATGATCCAATTCACCTGGAACTCCATTGTCTGAATTACAGCAATGGTTGATCGTCTCCACAGCCTTGCGGATTTGATCCACGGGATAAACACGCCCGTTGTGATTCTTGATTCCACCCTGGATGAAGATGCCTTCCATGAATAGCTTCTTGGATCCATCTTCCTGACCTTCGGTCAGGAGTTTGAATCCAGCATCATCAAATCTCAGGTGTTCTTGTAAAATTAGAGCCATTTGTTTTCCTTGGCATTACAATATCACAGTTATTTAAAAGTGTTTTGGTTATCTGTATGAGTTAGCTACCAAAACCTGTGATTTTGAACAAAACTGCCAGAAATGGATAATTTCTGGCAGTTTTAATTCAATTGTTAGCGAACCCTTCCGCTGATGGGGCTCTTGGGGTTTCCAGCACCAAAGCCTTCACTACGATCTTTGTTTAGCAGGGCCTTGCTGTTGCCTTCCTTGCTGACAGCGCTCATGCCATCAGTTGCCTTCCTGCGGTTGGCCTTGGCACCCATGCTATCGCTGCTGGGAGCACCTTGCAGGTCATAACCAGTGTGCTTGGCACCCTTGCCTGTGACCACAGGCTTGGCACCCATGGTGTCTTTCTGGCTGGTGGGAACTGGACTCTTGGTGTTGGTTTCTGCACGGGCAAATTTGCCACTGCCTACTTCTCCACCCTTTGCTGCATGCACAACATCTAGGTCAACGTTTTCGCTCAGTCCATCAAAATCGTCACTTTCATCCATGTCGCTTTCCCAGGCTTCTTCAACCTCTGTATCAGCGTCCATTTCGTCGTGATGTTCTTGTTCACCAGATTCTTCGTGCTTGAGGGCTTCAAATTCTGCCTTGAGCTCTTCGATAGCAGCTTCTAGGTCAGAAATTCTTTCTTCATCGCCGTCTGCATGCTCTGAGTCCATGTCCGTGTCATGTTCATCGTCCATGTCCACTTCAATTTCTTCATCTTCGTCATCGGCATCCATGTCATCAACATCGTCAATGTCTGTGACTTCCAGCTCATCGCCTAGATCATCCACAGCATCGTCAGTGTCTTCTTCCGTGTCCATGCCTTCCATGGGAGCATAGTGTTCTTCAGCGTTGATTTCGTCTTGGTTATCTTCAATATCATGAGCCCAGTGATCGCCTTTGTTGCCACCCAACATGTCTTCTTCCATGTCTTCGTGGCTCATCATTTCTTCATGGATAGCGCGAGCTTTTTCCAGGAAAATTTGATGCAACAATTCTTGGGCTTTGTCTTCTTGTTCATTGATGAGGTATTCCATTACCTTCATCAGCTTTGCATTTGCCATGAGTGTCTCCTTTGGTAAAGTGGTCAGACTCAACATATATTTAAGTAGGGTTTGATATCTAGTATGATTTCAGTGAGAAATCTTATAGACCTGGCATGCCTCCTGCTTCTTCTGCAGGGGCTCCATAAATTAATTCCAGTACATCTCTACGTACTAGATTTTCCAACTGTCTAGCTGCTCGCATTTTCTTAAGCTTGTTGAGGTGTGCAAGAGTTATTCTGGGACGACGAGTATCATCCAATTGCAATTGGCTATACTTGTCATCTTCAGGTGTATAATAAGCGGCTTCTACTTCGAAAATCTTCATGGAAATATTTAGTACTTGTTCACACAAGCGTGATGTTTGTTGACTCTAACATCCTCACCCCGTTAGGAAATTCTCATCCATAGACCCCATACTATCAACGTCTTGTTAGTGTCTCCCTGGGCGATGGTCAAACCTTCTCCGCAGGCTGTTCCCATGTTTTTCCAAATTCCAGTCCACGTAGCCACTAAATTTCCCTCACTATTGTAGGTGCCCATGGTATTCAAAGTTCCAGATGAGTCACTCACAGGAATTATTCCAGCCAATCTCAATTGATTTGCTTCCTTGGTTGTACCTGGGTAGGCTGTTTGTATGCCTCCATTATTTTCATCGTAGGCCACAGCCAGCGTATACGATCCCACATCACCTGGATTGGGCACAAAAGGTATAGTGCCCACTGGCAATGGTCCAGTAGAACCACCACCACCGCCACCACCGCCACCGCTAGTTACAAACCTTTCCACAATTGTCTGTGATCTTATTATTCGTCCCCCGCGATTGGCTAGTAAGAAAATACCATTACCCCATGCTCCTGCCGAGATATAAAGATCACCTGCTGCCAAACTACTCCAAAAAGTATCAGGAGGTGTAACGGGCGCCCAATTGAGTCCATCTGGACTGTATCCTATCTTGTTAATGGCACCTGATACAAACAGTCCATTACCATATGATATTGTTTGTACACTATTACCTATATCCAGGGTGTCTTGCAGTTCCCAACTTACTCCATTATTACGACTAACAATTATACAGGATTCACTGGCACTAGGGCTATGGCTGGTACCTGCTATCCATCTGCCATTTCCATACGTCACAGTGTAATGTGCCCTGTTTGTTTTGACCGGGGTAGTTTGCCTGAGAGTCCATGTTTGTCCATCAGGACTGGTGGCAATATGATTCTCAAAAATAGCACCAAATTGAGCAGGTTCGGACACAACGCCACCAACTGCTATAAAGGTCCCATTGCCCCAAGATACCCCATATACAGGCACACCAGCACCCAGAGCGCTTGTAGCCAAAGTATTAAATTGAACAAGATCAGAGCTGAACACAGTGATTCCTGGTTCTGCAGTGGTATTAAGATTGGTCATTCCCACAAACACATACCCAATATCTGGGGCATACGCTGCCCTAAAAAATACCTCAGTGCCGCCAGATCGTTTTTGCGTCCAGTTGAATCCGTCTGGACTGGAGATAATGGACCCACCAGCACCACATGCTATAAATTGATCTTCTGCGAAAATAACACCATACACTGCTGATCCAAGTACCAATGGATTACCACCATTCAAATAATCAGTCAAAGGCACAGCAGTAAACCCAAACCCTGACGTATCTGGATTCATAAATCCCACAGCTATCCTGGCTTGGCCAGCACTTTCTCCCACCACAACAAAGGTTCCTGCACCATATGTTATACCATAAATGGTGCTGAACATTGTTCCTGGCGTGATATCCACCCAAGTTGATGCCAAATATTGTTGAATACTCAATCCTGTTCTGGTCTGCACACTGTCTAAACTCAGAGGAGTAATAGCAGCTTGATTCACTGTACCCAGTTCCATACTCTGGCCATCCTGAGATACTCTTAAAATTTGACCAGGAGATGCATTACCATATGAACGGGATTTCACATCTGCAATGTCATAACCAATCAATCGTGTATCAAGTAATCTGGGCATGGTTATCTTATCCTTGTGTTAGCTGGCTGTTGCATTGGCAATTTCTAGAAGACTTACCACAACATCACATCCGTTAGCTTGGCTGGGTTTGACCCAAATTTGATCATTTGCGCCCAAGGAGAGATTGCCACTCAAAGGGTCAAACGCATTGGCTGGTACCACTGGATAGGCCTTCACCAGGTAGTACGCATTAGCAG